CTCGCAACACTTATCTTGGCTTGTTCTATCCAAGTGGTATTGCACTAGACTTGAGCGGTAATGAAGTAGCAGTTCCAGCATCACATATGATGTTGCGTACATTCTTGCGTAACGATACAGTCGCTTATCCTTGGTTAGCGGCAGCAGGTACTCGTCGTGGTATCATCGACAACGCATTGAATATCGGTTACATAAACCGTGATACTGGTGAGTTCCAAGTCATTAAGACACGCATTGGTATCCGTGATGTTCTTTATATCAACTTCATCAACCCATTAGTGTTCTTCACTGGTAACGGCTTGTTGAACTATGGTAACAAGACATCATTCAATAGTCAGAGCGCATTGGATCGTACAAACGTCGCAAGACTTGTTGCTTACATCCGTCGTCAATTGACTATAGCGGCAAGACCATTCGTGTTCGAACCAAATGATGCATTGACTCGTCAGCAGATCGCTGGTGTTGTCGAAACATTAATGATCGATCTTGTTGCTAAGAGAGGCATCTATGACTACTTGGTAGTCTGTGATGAGAGTAACAACACTCCTGCTAGAATAGATCGCAACGAATTGTGGATCGATGTCGCAGTTGAGCCTGTCAAGGCTGCTGAATTCATCTATATTCCAGTTCGTATCTTGAACACAGGTGAGTTGTCAGGAGCGTAATAGAAAATATTGAGAGCCTCGTAAGGGGCTCTCAAACATGATAAATACTATACAGTAGGAGAATTTACAAATGGCAACAGCCTCACAATCATTGTTTAACATGACAGTAGCATCTGATAATGCCGGTGGCAATCAGGGCTTGTTAATGCCTAAACTACAATTTCGTTTCAGAGTTAATTTCTTAAACTTTGGTGTTGACGCGGCAGGTGGTCTAAGCCTAACTAAACAGGTTGTAGACGTTGGTCGTCCAAACTTAAGTTTCGCTGAAATTCCATTACAAGTTTATAACTCAACTATTAAACTTGCAGGTAAGCACACATGGGCAGATATCAACGTCAACGTTCGTGATGATGCTTCAGGTTCAGTAGCAAGAGCAGTTGGTCAGCAATTGCAGAAGCAATTAGATTTTGTGCAACAGGCATCAGCCGCTAGCGGCCAAGACTATAAGTTCCAGACTAACATCGAAATTCTTGATGGTGGTAACGGTGAATTCGTTCCACAAGTACTAGAAAAATGGGAACTATATGGTTGCTTCCTCAAGTCAGCAAACTACAATACATTGAACTACGGAACATCAGAAGCCGTAACTATTGCATTGGCTATTGCTTACGATAATGCAATACAAACACCAATTGATTCCGGTGTCGGTGCTGATATCGGCAGAATTGCAGCAGATAATGGTAGAGGTATTGCTACTGGTAACGGCGGAACAAACCAATAATTAGGATATCCTGATATGTCAGGTTTCTTTCAAGATGTTTTGTCGGGATTTTTCGGCAACGATTATCTCAGAGATTACACCCACGCGGCAAAAACATTTAGGAGCAATTCTTATCAGAATGCTCCTAAATATAAATTTTTATTTCACACCTATTTCAATATCAATCCTGAAGCATACCCTGCAGGAGTTAATACCAACTATAGTATACTAGTAAAAGATGTTAAGTTACCTAGTTTTGGTTTTAATACTGTACAACTAAATCAATATAATCGTAAAAGAATCATACAAACTAAGTTGCGTTATGATCCTGTAAGCATCACTCTTCATGATGATAATGGCAACACGATTAATAAATTGTGGTATGCTTATTACACTTATTATTACGCAGACGCAACTAAACCTACTGTATTTTTAGGCAAGCGAGGATCTCCGCCCCAGCCTGCAGGAACAAGTGCTACTCCAGGTACTACGAATGCTGATTATGATGTCAATAACATTTATAACGATAGCATTCAAGGCAATGACAATTGGGGTTATATAGGTGAGACAAGCAATACAAGAAATGGAAAGAAGGTACCCTTCTTTAAAAATATAACTGTGTTCGGTTTCAATCAAAACAATTTCACAGCATATACCTTGATTAATCCTATCATCACAAGTTTCGGTCACGACACATATAACTATGAAGAAGGTAGCGGTGTGATGAGAAACACTATGTCTATCGATTATGAGACTGTAGTTTATAATGAAGGTGCTATTGACGGAAGAGCACCAGGCGATATTGTTACACAATTTGGTGATCAGGCGACTTATGATAATACTATTAGTCCTATTCAGAAACCTGGTTCAAATTATAACACTTTGGGACCGGGTGGTCTTTTAGATCAAGGAAATTATATTAAAGGTTTATTAGCAGATGGCAAATTTGCTGAGGCTGCAATTGCGGCAGGCGGTATTGCTAAGAATTTTGAAAAAAATAGGGTAAAAGCAAATTTTAAACAAGAATTAAAACAAATGTTAGGCCCATCTAATAGAGGATTTGGAAGCCCGGTTAGTACTAACAGAAATATTTTGTTTGATATTCCAGATCGTTCAGTAACACCTTACTTCATAGGTACAGCAAGTGCGCCTACAATAGCAAATCCACCAACACCAAACCCAGTAGAAGCCACACCGACTGCAGGAACACAGGTAAGAAAGTAATATGCCATTAGTTTATACACAACAAGAATCACTGGATAGAACAGTAAAGATATTTGATAATTTTTATAATATCAATATGACAGTGCCTACCAATCAATATGATGTAGTGCATAGTTATTTTGTTAGTGTTTGTGCAGACGCAAAAACAGCAGCCAACTTCACAGCATTTCTTTTCAGAGTAGCACAAGATTCAGGCATCGATGCGTTAGAATTACTTCAAAACATCAAAGGCACAAATAACAATGTAGAACTAAGTCAGACTATGGCTTACTACATGAATAGTTTTAAAAGCAAAGTAAGTTTATACGGTGTAGCCGTTGTTCCAAGACCAGTATTTCCTGTAGCAAGAAATGTAGTTCTATGATATGGCAAACTTTGCACAAGGTCGTTATCAGGTAAAAAATAAACAAAAGTATGTAGGTAAATCTGTACCTAAATATCGCAGTGGCTGGGAATTAACATTCATGATGTTCTGCGATAATCATGATGGCGTGATACAATGGGCCAGCGAAGCGATACAGATACCATATCGAAACCCACTCACAGGTAAGCAGACAGTTTATATCCCAGACTTTTTTGTAGTCTATCAAGATAAAATGGGCAATCAAAAGGCTGAAGTCGTAGAGATCAAACCTAAAAAGCAAAGTCTGATAGAGAGCAAAGTAGCAAGCGCAAAAGACAGGGCTACAGTAGCATTAAATCACGCTAAATGGGCGGCGGCTATGGCCTACTGCAAGAGGATAGGCTGTACCTTTAGAGTCATCACTGAAGATGATTTGTTTTACAAGGGTAAACGCAAATAAATAGTCGATGACTAAGAAATTAGAAGAACTATTTAATTTAGCCAGCGCAGAAGAGCCTGAACTTGAACTTCCTCCTGACACGCAAGAAGTTACCGAGACTGCTCTAAACAATCTAGAAAAGATTGAGAATGCACTACCCCAAGTAAGGGGTCTGGAATCTGCTGATGTAGAGATGGATGAATTAGCAAACCTAGCTCAGAACAGTTATAAAGACTTGATGGATTTAGGTATGCAAGTTGATAGCCGCTTCAGTAGCGAGATATTCGGGGTAGCCGGCACTATGCTAGGACATGCTATTACTGCTAAAACTGCTAAAGTCAGTAAGAAATTAAAGATGATTGAGTTGCAACTAAAGAAAGCATCACTTGATCAAAAGCAGGCCAGCAAAGAAGAAAAGATAGAAGCAACACCTTTGGGACAGGGTAAAGCGTTAGACCGTAATGAGATACTCAAGGCACTTCTAGATAAAAACACAGATAAATGATAAATATTAGATACGGGAACATAGATATGAAAAGCCTAAAACAATACATAGCAGAAAGCGTACATTTGTACGATGTTACTATCAAGATCGCAGGGGAAATAGACAAGAACTTCATTGACATGTTTATCTTCAATTTAAAGAAGTTTGAACCAGCCGCCCCTATCACACCTAAGACACTTCCTATAGCGAAAGATGTCTATGGTTTTCCCGGCGTACATAACGAACCAGTGACACTATTAAAGTGCAAGTTCCGTTATCCATGCACTGAGCCAATGGTACAACAGTTGGCACAATTATTAGGCTATAATTTAAATTATGTTCGTTTGGTTGATAGCAAGTATGACGATAGCATCAATCGTGAGCAAGAAGAATATGCTAACCAGATGGAACCAAACAATAAAGATTTCGATAAGATAAGCGGTGCAGAGCAGGCAAATAAAGATTATGCTGATTCATATCTATCTAGCATCAAGGATCAAGCAAAAGATAGCAAGATCATGATGCCATATGCCGCTAAAGAAACACCGGACGCATTTGATCCGTTCAAGCCATACCTAGATGACAAGTCAATGGGTGATAAGAGCCCAATGAGTGACATCAAGCGTCCAGCAAAGCCTAAGACTGGCGCATTGGCGTAAGGAGATTAAAATGGATTTTAGAAAATTCTTAGAGATGGTTAACGAAGAAGATGCTTACGATAAAGACGTTAAGCCATCTGATAAGCCACACGATAAAGAAGCAGCCGCAGAACGCGCCAAGAAAGCCGCATTAGCCGCTAAAGATAAAAAGAAATCTTTAAAAGATTGGTTTGAGAAAGTTGAAACTGAAAAATTATTATCAGAAGCAGAGCAGATCACTATGGAGCCTGCAAAGCAATCAACACAAGTCATCAAGCAAGGCACAAAGACTTTAGGTACTGTGTCAAATCCTGCATTAGCCGCCACTATTAAGAGTGCTATCGGTAAAGGCGAGATGTCATTAGCCGGTGATCAATTAAAAGAAGAAGAGCCAATGATGGAAAAGGCACCTCCAGGAATGGAAGATGTTGTTTTATCATTGAAGAAAAAATTCCCAGGTGAAGAAGGCAGAGCATATGCTATCGCTTGGAGCATGTATAACAAGAAGCATGGCAAGAATGAAGCAGCCGAAGATAATCCAGAATCAGCAATGCTTGACGAGAAGTGGGCAGGTGATGCTGAAGTAAAACCAACTGGTCAATATAAAGATAAGAGCGTTGAAGAATTAAAGTCAATGCTTGCTAAATTAAAGAAGAGTGGTCCTCATGGTGAGGATAGCCCAGAAGCAAAGAAACAAAGACAAATCAATTTCGCATTGCGCGCCAAAGGCGGCTGGAAAAAAGGCGAAGGTGCGGCATTAAAAGAAGTCGATCAACCAACAATTGATAATATGTCAGCAAAAGGCGCTGGATTAGGCAGAGGTCGTAATCCAGATGTATTAGAATCTAAACAGGTAAATGAAGCTATGAACACATTAGAAGCAGCCTATCACGAAGGCAAATCACACGGATTGAGCAAGTCAAATTATGCTTGCCGCTATAACGAAGGTTCAGAAGAACACAAGCGTTATCACGACGGTTTCAAAGAAGGTCTTGATGAGTGCTATGGTTTGATGCCAAATCGCGGACTAGTAGTTAGCGAAGTAGAGTCAGAAGCAGACATCGTTGATGATATGGCTTCTTACGGCGCTGACGAAGGTGCGTTAGGCGAGATGGATAAGACTGCTTACATGCAACACAAAGCCAAGACAACTCCAGGTGATAGTTTCAATGCATTTGGTCAGACATTCAAAGATAAAGAAGTATTAGAGATGGATGCATTTGCATTCGAATCATTAGACAAGCAGTTGAATGATCTATTGAATGAAGGTCTAAGCGTTAACATGAGCCAAGGTTTAGATGGCCCAGGTGGCGCAATGGAAGACACAGTAAGCGTCACAGCACAAGGTGATGATGCTGGTAAGTTGTTAGCATTCATCAAGCAAGTAGGCTTAGGTGGATTGGGTAATGCAGAAGCATCTGTTGAAGAGCCAAAATTAGTTGCACAAATAAGTGATTACGGTGCTCCTAAGTTCGGTGGTTATGATGATAAAGCAGGTATGATGGATCTAATCAAGAAAGTATCTGGAGATGATCACAGGGATGAAAAACACAGCCACGATCATGCAGACGAACAGGTTTGCAATGAGTGCGGCATGGCAGAAGCAAAGTGCGGCTGTGACGAAAATAAAGAAATGGTAGATGAAGTACAAACTCCAGATCAATTAGAAGCAGATTCAGTGAGCGAAGATGACGGTGAAGGTTACGAGCAGAGTCAAGAGGCTGGAGCACAAATTGATTCAGCATTAGCGGCTAGCGGAGCATCAAAAGGTGGTGCAACTAACGAAGATGGTATGGAAAGCAATCCATTAGCAAACGGCGCAGTAGCCGCAGCAGACGCAGACGAAGAGCAAGAAGCAGCCATGAAAGAATCAAGTTTCTTGAATCTATACAAAAAATTAGCATTGTTATCTGAAGAATCAACTGCCGAGAAAGATGACAAGGCAGAAAAGGCTGCTAAGAAAGTCGCTAAGGATATCGAATATGATGAAGGTCATAAAGGTAAGGATGATGACAAAGCAGAAAAAGCCGGCAAAGAAGTAAAGAAAGACATCGAATACGATGACAAGAAAGACAAGAAAGAAAAGGTTGACGAGTGGGCAAATGATGCCGGTAAAGACGGCACACAGACTACATTTGAGCGCGACATTGAGTTTATGACTAAGGTCATCTCAGGTGGACTCAACAAGCCTAAGTCAACTGGTCAGACAACTATTCCTGTTATTGCTGGACAAACTGATAGAATGGGTACTCCTAAAAAGGAAATTAACGAATCAGTAAGTGATTGGGTAAAACTAGCAGGATTGAGAAAATAATAAAGCATTTCGATGCTTTATAAAATACCCGGTTTAATCGCCGGGTATTTTTTTGGTTATAGCCTTTGTCCCAAAACGATAAATACATTATAAAGGCGAGTTAGTTCATGGCACAACAAATTATAGATTTTGGTAGCTTTCCTGATGATCCAGATGCAGATCCGATCAGATCAGCGTTTCAGAAAACCCAAGAAAATTTTACTGATCTTTATAGATTAACGACTTCCAGCGGCGTATTATCTATCAATAGAACCAAGCAACCTGGTATCAGCGTTAATAGTTCTACCGGAAATGTATTAATCTCAGCAGATTTTTCAAGACTCAATGTTCAAACAACTAGTTTAGAAGTAGGATTGGCTCCTAATAGTCTAGGATATGCTACAACAGTAAACAACGCTATACAGACATTGTATATCGATCTTAGAGATAATTCATATATCTCAAACAGTTTAGTAGTAGGTAACCCCAATGGTGCACCAAATGTAATGATAGGTGCGGTCCCGAACACAAGCATGGGCTTGGGTGACATCACTGCTAATGGTACTATAACTGGTAACATCATATTAGGTAATCTTGCTAACATAGATGGCAATGTCAATGTTACGGGCAATGTCAATATCACTAGAAATTTATTTGCTAATAACGGTAACTTCACTACTAATGTATCAGTAGGTGCAAATCTTTCAGCGAACAATGCTACGATAACAAATAACATTCAGGCTACTAACGCTAACTTGACAAGTAATGTCAATGCAAACAATGTTAATGTTACTGGCGCGATTTATACATATGATTTAAGTGCAACCGGCACTGCATTTTTAACAACTGTAGATGTTTCAAGCAATCTAACAGTTAACAATACTGCCAATGTAGGCAACTTGCGAACAGATAATTTATTATATGCTAACGGTCAACCTTGGGACCTGCAAGAAGCAGCAGGATCTACTGGTTATGTTCAATATAATGATGGTAGTAATAATTTTGCCGCATCTGCAAATTTTATATTTGATGCCGCAAATAATGTACTTGATGTTCAAGGAACAGTTAAAGGTGTTTATTTCGAAGGCGACGCCGGCGGACTTTCAAACATACAAGCCAATGTAAGTTCTATCAACAACGGCGATTCAAATGTAGTCATTCAACCTGCAGGCAATGTAACGATATCAATCAACAGTAATCCTAATGTAGTTACTGTGACTGAAACTTCAATGATAGTTGACGCTAGTATCACAGCAGAAGATATATTTGTTCCTGCAGGTGAAGTTGAAGGTAACATAGTTACTGCTAATACTTTGAATGTTAACCAGGGTGCAAATTTAGGTGTCGTATCTAATCTAGTAATCACAGGTGGATCATCTGGTAATGTATTAACAACTTACGGTAACGGCGCATTATATTGGGGTCCAGGTGGTGGCGGTGGCGGTGGCACGACAGGTGCTACGGGTCCTACTGGTGCGACAGGTCCCCAAGGTGCAACAGGTCTACAAGGTGCGACGGGATCAGGCTCAACTGGTGCAACCGGTCTAACTGGTGCAACCGGTCTAACTGGTGCGACAGGTGTTGCGCCGACATTAGCCTCAGTTAACTATGAACAAACATTAGGTAACATCGTTGTTTACAGTGGTCAACCTAAGCCATTCACAATCGTAAGCGTATCAATAACAACTACAGGTGGACCAGTACAGATCATAGCCACTGGCGACGCAAATCCTTTATCAACTGGTGCATATGCTATATTAAATCTTTTTAGAGATAGCACAGCAGTAGGTGCTAATGTTCAATGCGAATCAAGCAACACACAAGAAAATGTGCCTTATGCATTAGAAGTCATTGATGAACCTGCAGCCGGCACACATACATATTCAGTAAAATTAGTTGACAACAATGGTGCAGGATGGGTATTCGGTGAGAGCGCAGGTCCAGTTATATCAGTAGTAGAATTACAGAATGTCATGGGCGCAACAGGTGCCACTGGTCTATCAGGCATCGTTGAAGGACCTACAGCACCGCCGATCACTGATGTATTATGGTATGATACTAGCACAGCAGGTATAGACGGTCAAGGTGCGACTGGTGCTACAGGTCCGCAAGGCTTACCAGGTCTAGGTTCAATATACTTACATACTCAGAGTTCACCAAGCACTACTTGGAATGTCACTCACAATCTTAATAATCAATATGTTAATGTCGAACCAATAGACACAGCAGGTAATAGTTTTGTTGGTAGATATGATTATCCAGCAATCACATTCGTTGACGCAAATTCTTTAACATTAACATTTACAACTGCAACAGCAGGTTATGCCGCAATATCAGCAGGCGGACCGCAAGGGTCAACAGGCGCAACTGGTATGGCAGGACCACCCGGTGGTTCATTCATATACACTCAGGGTAGTGCAAACACTACTTGGACTATTAATCACAACTTGAATAGTCTTTATGTCAATATTGAACCTGTAGCCGCGAATGGTTATAGTTATGTTGGTAGATATGATTATCCAACAGTATTCTTCAATGATGCTAACACAGTAACATTGACATTTAGCACTGCGGTTACTGGCTATGCCGCTGTTTCAGCAGGTGGTGCAGTAGGTTCTACTGGTGCTACTGGTGCAGCCGGGCCACCGGGTGGTTCATTTATATACACTCAAGGTGCGGCAAGCACTACATGGACTATCGCTCATAATTTGAATAGTCTTTATGTTAACGTTGAGCCTATAGCGGCAAACGGTTACAGTTATGTAGGCAGATATGACTATCCTGCAGTTTTCTTCAATGACGCTAATACTGTAACACTAACATTCAGTAGTGCTGTAACAGGATATGCTGCCGTGTCAGCAGGTGGTGCAGTAGGTTCTACTGGTGCTACTGGTCCTGCAGGAGCAACAGGCCCTTCAGGTGGTCCGACAGGCGCGACTGGTTTAACAGGACCAACGGGTGCGACCGGAACTCCGGGCACTATAGGTGTTGATGGTAGCACCGGTGCTACTGGTGCTGATGGAGCAACAGGTGCTACTGGCCCTTCTGGCTCAACTTATGTACATACACAAAGTTCACCCTCATCAACTTGGACAGTTGCACATAACTTAAACAATCAATATGTTAACGTTGAACCAATCGATGCTACCGGCAATAGTTTTGTAGGTCGTTATGATTACCCGACAATAACATTCACTAATGCTAACTTATTAGTATTAACCTTCACTAGTGCGCAATCAGGTTACGCGGCAGTATCATCAGGTGGTAGCATAGGTGCTACAGGCCCAGTAGGCCCTTCAGGTGGACCAACTGGTGCTACTGGCGTAGCAGGCCCAACTGGTGCGACTGGCCCGGCTAGTACAGTACCCGGACCAACTGGTGCGACAGGTGTAGTTGGTCCAACTGGAGCCACTGGATTAGGAGCAACAGGTCTAACAGGACCTACAGGTGCTACTGGTCTAACTGGTGCTACAGGTCTAACCGGTGCTACAGGTAGCGCAGGCGTAGCGGCAGGTAGCAATACACAAGTTCAGTTCAATGATGCATCATCATTCGGCGCTGATGCTAACTTGACATTCAATAAGACAACTGGTTCACTAAGTGTAGGTGGTAACTATCTACGCAGTGTACAGACAGGAATAAGCGCAGCCGGTACTGTACAAGGTGACGCTACAGGTTTAACAAAAGATATAAGTGTTGTAGGCACAGTAAGTGCAGGACAAGGCGTGAGATTGCCTACTGCTATAGCAGGTATGGTATTGATCGTTAATAATACAAGCGGAACAAACTTAAATGTATATCCAGCAAGTGGCGCAACGATAAATTCATTAGCAACTAATGCGGCATATACACTTGGTGCTGGTGGAAGTCTACAGTATTATGCTGTAAGTTCTACTCAGTGGTATACGGTTGGTGCAAGTTTCGCATAAAAATCAGGACACAAAAGGTACATAAATATAAAATATGGGCGTTCTAAAATATTATAACGAATCAACTAGTACTTGGGAACAAGCAATAGTAGGTGTGCAAGGTTCTACTGGTGCAACTGGCGCCCCAGGTAGTCCTGGGGGTGCTACTGGTCCAATCGGCGCGACAGGCGCGACGGGCCCGGCAGGTGGTCCTACTGGCGCGACCGGGTCTACTGGTCCTGCAGGTGTTGTTGCAGTATATGACAACTTTGTAGGTAATGGTTCACAACTTTTTCCCTTATCAATCGCTCCTTTAAGTACAGATTGGGTTGTCGTAAATGTGGATGGTACTTTCGCATTAAAGACATCATACTTTATATCAGGAACATCGCTGTTTTTTGATTCTGCACCGGATAATGGGGCTGAAATTGAAGTTCAAATATTCGCATCAGGTGCTACTGGCGTTGAAGGACCTCAAGGAGCGACTGGCGCTAGTGGAATACAGGGCGCAACGGGTAGTCTAGGTGCTACAGGTGCGACTGGTAACCCTGGTATAGACGGTGCTACAGGTGCGACTGGTGTGGCCGGAAGTGCATATCTGCATACTCAAAGTATTGCTAGCATTACATGGACAGTAAATCATAATTTAAATAATCAATATGTTAATGTTGAGCCAGTAGATAGCACAGGTAATAGTTATGTTGGTCGTTATGATTATCCTACCATTAATTTTGTAAACAATAATACATTAACTCTTACATTTACATCAGCACAGACAGGTTATGTAGCAGTATCATCAGGCGGACCGATCGGTGCAACTGGTGTTCAAGGTGCCACAGGAAGTTTAGGTGCATCAGGCGCAACTGGTGTTCAAGGTAGTACAGGTGTTCAAGGTGCAACAGGAAGTTTAGGAGCGACAGGAGCCACTGGTGCTGATGGGGCTACCGGCGCTAGCGGTGCGACAGGTGTTGCAGGCCCAAGTGGTCCCACTGGTGCTACAGGTACGGGTGCTACTGGTGTAACAGGTAGTACTGGAGCGACTGGTCCTCAAGGACTTTCAAGTTCGGCATTCAATTATAAAATAAACACAGCAGCCACATCAGGTCAACCACCGGACGGCGACATCTATTACAATAATTTAACTCAGATTAGTAGCACACAACTTAATGTAAGCCATGCTACTGATGAAGGTACAGACATTGATATCTTCTTGGCATTGTTACAAGCAACAGAAGTTATCACTATACAAGACAAATCAAGCAGTTCAAACTTCCAGAAATGGACTATAAGCAGCACACCCACTAATATAAATCCAGGTACAGCAAATAGTTACTGGACTATTCCTGTCACATTATTATCAAGCGGTGGAACAGGAAGCACTAACTTTGCGAATGCATTAGATGTATTCGTAGCATTAGTCAATGGTGTGACAGGTGCGACAGGATCAATAGGTCCGACTGGCGCTACAGGCGTAATAGGCCCGAGTGGTGCTACTGGTGTAGAGGGTCCTACAGGACCTACAGGCGCAACAGGTATTCAAGGACCTAGCGGTGCGACTGGCGTAGCAGGTCCAACAGGTCCAACTGGTGCTACAGGTGTTGTAGGACCCACAGGAGCTACAGGTGCTCAAGGTACTACAGGCCCTGATGGTGCTACTGGAGCGACTGGTGTCGTTGGACCTCAAGGTGCTACGGGACCAGAAGGAGCTACTGGTGTTGGTGCAACAGGTGCTACTGGCCCGCAAGGTGCTACTGGTAGCGCAGGTAGCGCCGCAGGTAGCAACACACAAATTCAATTCAATGATGCTACAGCCTTTGCTGGCAGCGCAAATTTAGTATTTGACAAAACTGTTAATAATCTAACAGTCACAGGAAATATTGTTGTCAACACTGGTGCTTATTATGGTAATGTCGCAGGTATAACTAATATACCTACAGGTAATCTAGTAGGCGTAGATGGCAACACAAGCAATATATTATACGGTAATGGAGTCTTTGCTAATGCATTAACAACAGTAGGAGCCACTGGTGCGACCGGCGCTGTAGGTGCGACTGGCGTAGCAGGTCCAACTGGACCAACTGGATTGACAGGTCCTACAGGTGCTACAGGTGTTGTAGGCCCTACAGGACTTACTGGACCCACTGGATTGACTGGACCCACTGGATTGACTGGACCTACTGGTGCTACAGGTGTTGTAGGCCCTACAGGACTTACTGGACCCACTGGATTGACAGGTGCTACAGGTGTCGCAGGACCTACTGGTGCTACTGGCTTAACAGGTCCTACAGGAGCAACTGGTCCCGTAGCAGGTAGCAATACACAAGTTATATTCAATGATGCAGGCGTCGCTAATGGTAATGCAAGTTTCACATTCGACAAAACTAGTGGCACATTAAGTGCTACATTGTTGACTGGTACATTAACTACTGCCGCTCAACCTAACATCACTAGTGTTGGTACATTGACATCATTAACTTCAAGTGGTAATATTAGTGGAGCCAATGTAACAGCAACTTCATATCATATTCGTTCTGTTCAAACAGGAATTAGTGCCGCAGGATCAAGTCAAGGTACAGGCACAACATTGACTAAAGAATTTAATACTGTATCAACAGTAAGTTCAGGTGAAGGTGTCGTATTACCTACAGCAGTTGCAGGCATGGCAATAGTCATCACTAACACTAGCGCAAACAGTGTGTTAGTATATCCAGCATCAGGCGGTGTCATCAATACACAGGCAACAAATGCTGCATTTACACAGGGTCCAGGATCAACATTACAGTTTGTTGCTATGTCTACCACTCAGTGGTATACTGTCGGAGCGACATTCGCATGAGGGGGTAACATATGAGTGCTCCTATTTGGATAACACCTGCAGGATTACTAGGCGTAGCGCCAGTATCAGTAAACAGAAATATCGCTATTACAGCAGAGCCGGTTTCCCCGGCCGTAGCGGTATCATATCAATTAATAAGCGGATCTGTTCCTGCAGGCATGACTTTTTTGCCAGCCGGATTGGTGACAGGTGCACCGGCAGTAGAATCAGCAAATACTACTAGCACTTTCGTTGTTAGAGTGACGGACAACTTAGGTAATTTTGCTGACAGAACATTTAGCATACAGGTGTCAGGTGCATTAGTACCTACATTCATCACTCCTGAAGGACCTATCTTAGAAACATTTGATAGTCTATGGGTAGAACAGGCTATAGAATATAGCAACCCTTTATCAACTAATCCTGTTAACATTCGTGTATTGCAGGGTAGTTTGCCTCCCGGTCTTGAGATAAATGAGTTTGGTTTGATCAGAGGATATCCAGAACCTCCTGTAGATATTGTGAACTTACCCGAAGTGACTAGTATAGCAACATCGACTGATTTATCTACTAACACTATAACAACTACAGGAACTACAGAATTCTCAATCAATAGACCTATAGTGTTTTCAGGAACAGTAATAGGTGGTTTAGTAGCAGGAACGGTTTATTACATAAAAGAAATAGTAAACTCAACACAAATCACGATTAGTGCTATACCAGGTGGCGACACCCTATTAGTAAATTCTGATACTGGATTCATGGATATTACCTTACCAGCAGTAACAGAAGGACAACCTGCTAAACGCCAATATAATTTTACATTGATATTAAGCAGTCCATTAGGTAGTGATCTTTCTCAATATAACATCACAGTTACCAATCAACAATTACCGATAGATCAAGGCGGTCAAGGTAAACCACCTAACACTAGAAATCCCGTGATCTTCAATACAAGACCACAGACATTCGACATAGAACCACTACCTGATTACAGATATTATGTGTTGCCACCTGATAGTGATGTTGTTGTACCGGGAACTACCTATACGCCAGGCAGCAAAGCATATATTGGACAATTCTTATCAGGAAACTTTTTTGCATTCAAGATATTAGGTTATGACTTTGATCAACAAGAATTGACTTACATCTTCAATGAATTGCCAGCTGGATTTACTGGAAACAGTTCTACAGGATGGATATATGGTACCCCTACTGTACCTCTCAATACTATTGAAGAATTTGAATTTACGGTACAAGTTATAAAAACAGTAAGTTTAAGTTTCGGTAGTTTAACATTTAGATTTAGTTTCCGTGTCGCAAATAATATCGACGGAGAGATTACTTGGTTAACTGATAATGATTTAGGATCGATATTTAATGCTACAGAAAGTAACAAACAGATATCAGCGATATCTGATGTTAATTTAGTTTACGAGAAAATTACCGGTGAACTACCGCCTAATCTTACTTTCAACACAGTGACCGGCGCTATAGATGGAATAGTTTCATATCAACCTACAACTAATTATCAAGATAAGAATGAAACATCTACTTGGACTTTTACCATCAAAGCATACAATCCTGATATTTTAGATGATAGTTTACAACCTTTGATATCAAGCGAGAGAACATTTACTTTGACTGTCATACAGGAATATGATATACCTACTGACAATCTATATATTAAATGCACGCCAAGCATACCCGACAGAGAGATACTTGCTACTTTGTTAGATAATACAACATTGATACCAAATAGTTATATCTATAGACCAGATGATAATAATTATGGTAAAGCCACTAGCATAATATATGCTCATGCATATGGAATATATTCAAGCGATATAGAAAAGTACCTCGAGGCTGTCAAGAAAAATCATTATTGGCGAAACATAATTTTAGGACAATTAAAAACAGCAGTGGCTAAAGATGACAACGGCACTCCTTTATATGAAGTGATCTATTCAACAGTGATCGACAATCTACAGAAATATGATCCTAATTATGATTTCGATTATCGTTACAGCGAAAGCATCAGCGAAGAGATATTCTGGCCTAGATTCATAGATTTAAATCTCGGTCCTTGGTATGCAAGTAGCACAGATATCTATACAAGTTATATCTTTAATCAAGAAGCAAAGATAATAACCAATTATTTTGAATATGATTTGTTGACACAGACTGGTCTACCTATCTTGATGCAACAGGGCGTTCCTACATTCTATACAAGTTTGACTCCGGGATATGCTAGAGTATTATATCCTAACAGTTTAGAAAATATGCGCAAGCGCATTGAACAAGATTTAGGAGTAGACTTCAATTTTAGATTGTTACCATTATGGATGACTAGTCAACAGGCTGATGGCAACACATTAGGCTTTACCCCTTCTTGGGTCATAGCATATACTAAGATTCCAGAACCCATAACTGTCACAGCGATTGAGACTTTTAATGCTACTAATGAAGTAGAATTAGATTCTGTAGAAGGATTGATAGTAGGCGGTGAGATAGTATTCAGTGGTGATAGCATAGGAAGTTTGAATCCTGGAGTGACATATTATGTCAATCAGATCAACACAGCCACAAACAAAATAAAACTCAGCCTCACGCAATATGGAACTAATATAAGCATAGTAAGCGGGACTGGTAGCATGTCTGGAGTGTATGACGCTGTATCATATGCTGAGATAATCAAGCATAATATCGAAACACAATGGCCTTACACATTGAACAAAATCAATTTCCAGATCGACAGATTCACAGTAGGAAAAGAATTGACATATGATTTGTCTACAGAAGTTACTCCTAGCACTTGGACTAGATATCCTAGCGGAGTTCCTGTTCCAAATCCTGTAGACAGCAAGGATTTTTATGTACTCTTTCCTAGACGCACTATTTTACCAGATAAGACGCAGTATAATTTGTGACGGTTTTAGTTTACATAAATACTTAGGGAAACAAAGAAGATATGAGTACGATTAACACAAACGGTATAGATGTCAATTATCCAATTCCTGGGCAGAATAACAGCACTCAGGGATTCCGTGACAACTTCACTGCCATAAAGACAAACTTGAACACAGCAGGAAGTGAGATCACAGACTTACAGAACAAAGTAGTCCTTAAGTCTGCATTAGCAAATACAGTACTCAACAATGACATGGCGAACACATTGATCGCCAACGCAAGCACATTACAGTTTCGCGCCACTACATACAATCTAGGCAATGCATTAGTAGATGCCGTCACAGTAGATTGCAGCCTAGGTGACTTACAATATGGTAACCTAGCAGGTAATGTCGTATTGAATTTCGGGAGTTGGGCTCCAACCAACACACAAAGCACAGTAAAACTACAATTAGGCAGACCAAATAACACAGCAAACTATACAATTACATTTTCAGGAAACGCACAAGTAAATCAAAACTCAGGTTGGAGCCTTTTAGAAAACTCAGGGTCGAATGGTGGACTAGCGACACTCACTTTCCCCTATGATGTAACTCAAATTAATTTGACAGTAACATCAACTGATTGCGGTACATCACTATATGTAGAGCCAACAAACAGACCGTTCAAGACTACTCAAATTCAGATTCGCACCCCTGCACCTACGGGGTTTTTAGGTGATGTAGCCGGTACTGTAGCAGTAGATGAAGATTATCTTTATGTATGTACAGACAGTTATAATGGCGACCCGCACACTATAAATGCAATAACTGTTGCTACAGCAAATACATTATCTAATGTACAAATCACCGGTACTGCAGGACAATTTAGTTGTAATACCGCAGTTTTATATGCGAACTTACCTGTACAAGTTTCAGGTACTTTATCTGGTTCAGGTTCTATAACTGGATATTCTAATCCAACTACATATTATGTTTTAGGGTCACCTACAACAACTACATTTGTACTTTCTGCTACACCGGGTGGTAGTGCGATCACTACTACTGCAGGAACTACTACCGGACTTACATTTGCTACAAATACATTATCATCGAATGTGAACTTCAGTGCATTGTCATATGCAAGTGTTAACACACCGGTTATATTTGACACAATGTTTGCTAATGGAGTTTCAGTTAACTCAATCGGAAATATCAACAGTGGTCAAGTTTACTATGTGAAAAGCGTAGGTACTACTCAAATTACTTTGAGTGATACTAGAAATGCAGGTGTTGCAGGTAACACACTAACCTTAACAAATGTAAGTACTCCTAACACTTATATGGATGCAACATTCTACGCAGGCACTGATATCTGGAAACGAGTAGCCCTATCATCTTGGTAATAAATGGAACACCCGTTCATAACCGATCTTTCTGATAAGTCAATCGATCAATTACAAGAGACATTATCAGGCCTTTACACTAAGTTGACTTTTGCGCAACGCACAGGTAATCAACCATTAACTCAGCAAATCAATATGGTCATTGAGAGTTATAAGAAAGAGTACCAAAAAAAGATCGATAGTATGATCAAGAAACAAAACATTGAGGGGCAAGTTAGGATTAGTAAATAACTCTATGTCTCACAGCAGAATACAAAAAAGTTTCACTTTCCTATCAGCCATACATTTTGACGAAAAGTTCATGGTCAATTTGTATGAGATGGATACCAAGATGGAAATCTATACAGAAGATACTAGAGAACAGAATATAGCAGTAGAGCGCGTAACTCATTTTCTAGGATCAGTAGTAGAAGATTGCATGTTCATCTCTATAGAAGAAAAAGAAGCAATAAACAAATACAACAATGCAGGCATCAAAGTCTGCACTATCCCAGAAGAACCATATGATCAGATCATAGGCATGATATTATTGAATAAGTGCAATGCTATCATGGAAGGCAAGATAGTGATGAATGAGATATTGTTTGGTAGCAAACTAAGCAACCTCATTAAATTTGAATTATATCATGAAGTAGCCAAATTAGAATTTGATGGTAAACATTGGTACAACGAACCCACCCTCGTAATGGCTGACAAGTTCAGTAAAAAGGATAAGATCGTCAACTTATTTGACCATAAGTTTGATAGTTGGGAAGACTTAGGATTGACTTGGGAAGAAACTTAGTATATCATGATACGATGCGTACTGATATATATGGTCAAGTAATACTTAGCGAAGATGATCTCTGCAACATCTACCTAAACGATCCTGAAAAGGCCTTGAACCGTGTCTTGTCAGAAACTAGTATACATTTTTCTGACAATTTGGATATATCAAACAAGCCTGATATCGTAGGGTATATAGAACCCAATCTATCTGTAGAAAGTTTTGATATTGCCAATCAAAATAATTGGCATATGCCATCTGAATACAAAGAACTAGACATAGCCAAATATGTACTTGATCTATGTAAAACAGAAGAAGAACTACAACGGGTAGGTGAAGAGTTATTATTGTTCCAAGAGCGTGATATGTTTGATCTATTGCGCTATATGAAATACCTCGTTGATGTCATGCGAACAAATAACATAGTTTGGGGCGTGGGTCGTGGATCAAGTGTAAGCAGTTTCGTTTTGTATTTGATAGGCATCCACAAAATAAATAGTCTTTATTATGATTTGTCTATTGACGAATTTATAAAGTGAGGAGTTAAAAATGAAACAATATCGTTCAGCACAGGGTAAAGTAGTAGATATGGCAGCATTAGCAGCCAAAAATGAGCGTGTCCGCGCTGTAGGAAACATGAAAGCCAATGCTAGAGGTGATACCATCGATAGTAGTGGCAAGGTCGTTGTACCAGTGACACAAAAAGTAGGACAACAATATCAGGCTACAGTAGGCAACAGATCCGCGCAGCCTCAAAAAAATAAGCAGCCTGCTACGACTCCTGTTAATACACAACCTGCTACTAACGCACATCCAGCATTGACCAAAGAAGAAGTAGAATTAGATTCATTTACATTAGATGATTTAGAAGTAGAAAAGATCAAAGCAAAGGAAACTAAGAAATAATATGGCAAATATCAATGCATATAAAGTAAACAGTTTGAAACCACTCAATG